GTGTTAACACATTCATTTGAGGATTTAGCCCAGGCGTTCCGAGTATTGTTAGAATCGGAGTGGTCATGTCGAAGATTATTGGAAGTAGATAGAGCAGAAGCGATTGGAAATTTGGAATCAGGTTTGAACACACAGCTAAACGCGTTCCATAATATTTATGACAACATGCTTCAAAATGATATTGGCCCCATGTGGTATTTAGAACCACAGCTTTTGATGCTTTTAGTCATACGCAATGCCAGACATCACAACAAGGCGAACCGGATTCGTACGCTATATAATTTTCATCGGAATGTTGTCGAGAACCCGACAACTGTTAAAAACTATTTTTATGTGGATTTCCCTTCTCCCCCAGAAGAAGAAGGAGGCGACTGTTTTGATGTGCATATGTCATGGAGCGATATAGATAACATGCTTTCATTACCTCGCGCAGAATCTAGGTTAAGACCTGACGCTAGGGAGCGAATCCGTAATTATGTTAATGCAGATAAATTTGAAGAAGAGGCTACAAAATTAGGTTTCCAGAAAGAGGACATTTTTATAAATTACGTCCCATTATCTCTAAATGCAGGAATAGCATTGCATCCTCACGTAAATCAACATGTTAATGTGAATGAGGACTCTACAGAGGCACGGTTTTTCTTACATCATTTTGAGAAAACTCGTCCAGCAATTACAGATACGCATGAATATAGTGTCATTCCCTTCAAGTTACCGCCTAAAGATTAGACAATTTTCTCTTTAAACTATGCCCAGCCAATCATAATGGTCTGGGCTAAATTCCTAAAAGAACTTGGCCCGATTTTTCAGGGTGTGGCAGGACTGGAGAATCAACTTTTGGGGAAGCAATAGACCGTACAAACGTTTCATGCGTGATGAAAGTATGACCACAGTTAATATTTTGGCACTGGTTGAAACGCTCTTTTGTGTTAGTTGAAACCTGATAGCTGCTACGAGTGTGGGCAGCATGGCTACACAGCGGACAGTTCATCATTTTCCAGTACCTTAATCTTAAATATTTAAGATATCATAACCAAAATTGTCTTTTTGTTGTACTAAAACTAAAAAAATCATCATTCCATTTCTAAATCAGTAATTTTCACCTCAAGTTCCAGTGATGTCGTGAATCCGTTATCACTGATGCTGTTCGTCACTGTAGTGATAATCCAGTCAACTTCATCAATCTGACTTTTGAAACCGTTCACCCTTAAGGGTAATTCCGGGAATAAATCAGCGCGGCCTTTTGCGAGCTGAATTGAGAACGACGCCGCACCACGCTGAATGCGCTCCCATGTTGTTTTAGCTGCCCGCTCGGCGTTTGCCCGGTTCGCATAGGTCCGGCTTAATACCAGCACGTTTTCATCGGTACCCACCAGGTATTCACCTTGCTTAGGTTCCGGTGCACTGGTGGGTTTAGTGGTTGTTTTCTTGCGGTGGCGCTTCACCTTTACTTCGGGCTTTTGCTTTGGTTCTCGGGTATGTAACCAGCTTGCCGTAACCCCAGTATAAGCTCCACGGTCGGCCAGGCTGAAACGATGACCATCACCAACAGAACGGGTAATGGTCATTAGCGGTAGTGGTTTACCACTGGCCGTTTTTCCCTGACCCTGACGGATGAAAAGCAGATTGCCATTTTTGATGGCCGCTATGGCGCCATACTCTTTCGCCAGGCGCATCAGGAAACTACCGTCAGATTCATTGGTCTGGTCGAAATGTTCCACCGCCTGCGCTTCCAGTTCTTTACCCAGCGCTGCGGTGAGTTTATGGCGGGTGGCTATTTCATTCACCACCGCGCCAACGGTGGTTTCATGCCATGAACGCTCCCGCTTGATGTTCAGTGTTTCTCTGAAATCTGCACTGCGGGCGCGAACGGTTAACCTGTCCGGTGCGCCGCTGTGCTCTATCTCATCAACGGTAAATTTACCTTTTACGATTAATGGTTCATCCTTCCAGCCTAGCGCCAGCGACAACACCGCACCACGGCGTGGCAGCTGTAGCTGACCGTCAGTATCATCCAGTTCAAGATCCAGCTGGTCAGCTTCAAACCCCCGGTTATCGGTATGCGTCAACGAAATCAGGCGTTCTTCCAGTGAAGTGGTAATGTCCTTATCATCAAGCGTCACCCGAAAAGCGGGTATCAGGGCTGTGCCGGTCACAAAGCTATAATCAGTCATGACAACAGGCCTCCTGTCATATTTATTGCGCTATCTTTCAGTTCAGTGAGTTGCCCTGACATATCACCCAGCATGGAAGCCAGTGATTCATCTATACGTTTCAGGGTGACAGTAAATTCAATCTTCCTGGGCGCACCATCACTGAAAAACTCGCTTTTGGTCTGGCTGATGCTTTCGATCACATACATTCCATATATGGTTCCAGACCCTTCAATCAGCGGCCAGCCTTTACCCGTTGCAGCCATTAGTTGCAGAGTCAACATAGAAATGCTGCCGCCTGTAATGAATGGCATTAACACGCCTGAAAGTGTAATGGTGTCGGTATCCGGCCCCAGAAACTGCAACGTTGGGCGTAAACCCACCCGGCTGTTGCTGGCATGTCGCCATTGTTGCTGGTACTGCAATTCCTGATACGGCACCGTTTTCAGGGTAAAAACAAACATCCCCAGTGTCATCATCATGACTCAAAATCCCCCTGGTCTTTGAAACTACTGCGGGTACGTGCCGCCGCTTTGCGGTTATGCTCATCCAGCAGGCGAGCCACTTCACGGGCAATATCTGCCGGGCTTTGGCTGGGCGCTGGATGAATGTTAATAATGGCCGGCGGCGGGATTGCAGCCGCCGCTGTCGCACCGCTCTGTCGTGACGGCAGTACACTTTCACGATATTCCTGAACTGGCAGACTGAACGGGTGCAGTGGTTTTGCTGCAACAGGGGTTGCCAGGCTGCCAAATGCCAGTGCAGTGGCTCCGGCCAGCGCAGCTGTACGGCGGCGGCTGGTAATATTTGCCGGACCGTTCACCAGTTCCGGGCCATTTTCACCCACGATACCGAGCTGGCCACGCGGGATAAAACCGCCAGTGTCATACATTGGAATACCGGAAGGTCGCGCACTCCATGCTACAGGTGCACCCCCACCACCCACCATTGGCACATCAGGCAATTTCGCAGACGCGGCCTGTGCATTAACGATACCTAACTTTTCCAGTAACCAGGACACACCAGATTTGAGTGTCTCCAGTGGACTCATCACCATAGCCAGACCATCAGCAAGAAACTGACCAAACCGTTTACCCATGGCTGCGGCATTATCCAGTTCTGTGGCTGTTGACTTAACCGGTGTCAGCAAATCTGCGAACCAGCCAAACAGGGCTTTCACCTTATCGCCTAACCATCCAAACACGGGTTGTAGCGGCGCAAAAGCAACCATTATTGGAGCTGCGGCGGCCCTGAAGCCTTCAACCACGCCGCCGAGGAAAGCGGTGATAGGTTGCCAGTATTTCCAGATAACCAGTGCCACACCAGCCAGAGCGGCGACAACCAGACCGACAGGTGATAACAAAACCCCCATGACGCTACCGATAAACATCAAACCGGTGCGAACCAGGCTGAGTGGTGATAGCAGAAAAGACAACGCTCCGCGCATCAGAGTTAAAGGTGACTTTGCAAGCCATACCAGTCCATTGCCGAGCTTTCCCGCCGCTAACCCCAGCCCGCCAAATCCCGTTGCGGCGAGGCTGCCGACGCGTGAACGTAATGCTGACAATGATGTTACTGGGTTGCGGAATGCAGTAACGATTGCACTACCTGCATTTTCTGCCTGCTCTTTGAGTTTATTTAATGCTCCGCTTTTAAGTGAGTCTAAAATCCCACCCTCGTCTTCATCGTTGTTATCACCCAGCGAACTGATGGCGGTTTTTATTTTCTCTATCAAGGAAGCTGCATCGGTATTTTTCAGACTATCCATGAATGCCTGAATACCGCCACCGGCACCTGCAAGACCCGGTGCCAGTTTGGCAATTATTGTAGACAGTCCACCCAGTGATGGCAGTAATCGTGAGATACCACCACCGCCCAGAAACTTGAAACCGAACCGCATGATGGCAAGCGGCCCAAGGATGGCAGCAACGGCAAGCCCCAGCGCACCCAATGTTGTAGTAATGGCAGCAACAGCGGCGACCACTTTCATGATGGTGCCCGCCAGTTCTGGATTGCGTTCCACCCAGCCTCGGATAGTTCTCGTCACCTTCTGTACGCTAATCATGATTGCCATTAATTGCGGCCTCAGAGCTTCACCCAATCCGCTCATGGCGTTTTGGGTTCCTGCTTTGACCAGCATATATTGCGCAGACAGAGAGTCTTTATTAATGTCGGATTCTTTCTGCATGGAGCCTTTAGCACCGGATCCCTGTGTTAGCCCCAGTTGGCGGCGCAGCTCAGTAAGGTTGTTCGCCAGCTTAGTAGCATCATCGCCGTATTCTTTACCAAACAGTTGCGTGAGCAGTGGTGTCTGCTCTTCCGGCTTCAGTTTATTAACTTGTTCCAGCACCTGCATAATGGTGCCCATGGAATCGGTGACCATGGATTTCTGCAACTTGAGTGGATCAAGTTTTAACGTGGCTAGCCCTTCCTGAAAGCGCTTACCCTGAATAGATGCAATGGATAATTCACGCACCATGGCTTTTGCGGCACTGGCGGCCACTTCAGGTGCAGAACCTAACGTCAGGAATGTAGAACCGAGCGCAGCAGCTTTCTGATAGTCCAGACGGTTGGCGGTATCGCCCATTCGTTGCAGTACATCAATAATGTCCGCACCTTTTGACATGGCGTTATCATCCAGATAGTTGATAACGTCACCCAATTGCTCAATGTTACTGATGGGCACTTGATACAGCTGGGCAATCTTGCCGAGATTTTCAGCCAGCTGGTCTGCGGGTAATTCAAATGCCGTGGCCGCTTTCGCAGATGTGGAGGCAAAATCCAGCAGTTGTTTTTTCTGCTCGGCCCACGATGTCGCATTAGCGCCGATCCCCATGCGGGCACCACCTTCAACCAGCGCGGCATAATCCACTGCGCCGTTCTGCATCGGCAGTTGTTCGCTGGCTGTTTTAATGGCTGCCTGCATTTCATAAAATTGGGCTGTGCGGTTGCCGTTGTTATCGCGCAGGCCATTAACCTGTTTGGCTACTCCCTTCATGGCATCTTCAAGGCTGGCATAGTCTTTCACCGCTGACACGACCGGCACACCCATTGCCGCCCCCGCCCCCGTCATAGCAACACCTGCACCGGCTACACGGTCACGGACTTCCAGCGTTTTACTGTACTGGTTACGGGCATTGGTCATTTTACGCTGCTGCTCACCGGCACGTCTGAGCCGAGCTTCCTGCTCAGACAACTGGCGGTTATAGCGCTCGGTTTCACGGGTTATACGGGCGGTGGCGCTGGCGCCATCGTTTGCCGAAATACCAGCGCGGTAAAGCTCGGCACGCACCTGCGCGGTTTTAGTCTGGAGTTTGCCCTGACGTTCTTCCAGCCGCTGGACCGCAAGGCGCTGCTTTTCCAGTGCCAGCACCTGACGCTGTGAAGGTGGACCGGACGCGCCCAGTTCCTGATTCATCAGGCTGGCTTTCTGGCGGGCGTAGTTGAGGCGGTCACCCAACTTCTGGTTTTCTGCCTGGAGTTTTTTGAAGCCGTCGAGTTTGGCGCTGGTCTGGTTCAGCTGGGTTAAGGCATCACGGGATTTTTTGACCGACGCGGCCAGCTCCTGGGTGCTGGCACGTGCCTGTTTGAAAGGGCGGGTAAGTTTGTCGATGGCACTCATCACGACCTGCAAGCGCAGGTTACGGTCATTCATCTGTGGCGGCTCCGCTTCGCATAATGGCTTTGTGCCGCCACGCCAGAACCTCCGTCAGTGACATTTCACCGGTTACAGCGGGCGGCCAGTGAAAGATGGTGGCAATGTCAGCCACCAGGTCATCAACCGTCAGTTCTGTGGGGAATCCGACGTCACCGACTTCGGCAACAAAAAAGTGACTAACTCCACGGACAGCTGCAACAGGTCGGCAGGCTCCATCAGCATGATTTCGGTTTTGGTCAGTGTCGGCGTGGTGACACGGGGCAGCACAATCATCATGGAATCCACATCCATATCCATCAGCGCCTGCAAGCGCGTGCCGCGCAATGCGCCTGACTGCGGTTTGCGGACAATGATTTCAGTGATGGTGTTAGCGCCGCGCAGAAGCGGGTTATCCAGTTTGACGGTTGACTCAGTTTTTGGCAGTTCGGTGTTTTCGGTAGTGATAGCGTCGTCTTTCATGGTGTTATCCGGTTACGTAGAAAAAGGGTTCAGGCGCGGTAACCGCGCCTTTGATGATTACAGGCCAATGGCTGCGCGATGTTCTTCCAGCAGGTCCTTGCCGTCCACAATCCAGATCATGTTGATAAGGTCCACTTCATAGAGCACCTCACCATCAATGGTCAGTTTGGCGTAGGTGTTGGTGCCGGACACTTTGGTGGTAGAGCTGTCACCCTGTTTAAACTCACCGGAATCCAGTTCCTTATGTCGGCCACGGGTCACCAGCTCAAGCGCCTGAATTTCACCGGTATCATCACGTTGGATGGATGCGGTAAAACGCAGCATCACGCCATCAGCGGTGACGGTACCCATCTGCTTAAACAGCAGCGCTTCGGTACCACCAATGGTGAATTCTGTATCCAGTGCACCATCATCCAGACCCAGGCTGATATCCACTGCACCCGGCATCCCGCCGCCCCGGTACTTCTCAAATTTTTCCGTCAGTTTCGGCAGGGTCAGGGATTCCACAATCCCCACCCAGTTAATGCCTGCATTAAACAGGTTCAGATATTTAACTTTGCGTGGCAGTGCCATTTAATCCCCCTTAGCCTTTCGCCTGGCTGGTGAAGTCCATCAGATAGGAGTCGGTAATGCGCTGGCGTAACATCAGGTTTTCCAGCGGTGGAACCGGCGTGTAGTCATAATCAATGGTGAGTTTCCCGGCTTTCAGCGTGTCTTTGCTGTTGGCATCATCACTAATCCACGCCTGACCACCCAGCAGATAACCCTGGCTGACCAGTTCGCGCAGTTTGGCGTTGATACCTTCGATAATGTCGCGGGCCAGTGATGGGGTGAGTGTCTGGTCAATCGCCCAGAAATGGGCCTCGGCCATGGTATCTGCCAGCACCTGCGCAGTTCGGGTGTAACACTCAAACTGGAAAAGTGGATCAGCACTGAGCGTGCGCACACCCCAGAAGCGGAAACCGTCGCGGCGAATCAGCGTGGTCACATCTTTACCGTTGAGCAGACCGGCGTCGGTGTTCGGGTCCTGCAAATCCCAGAACACATCTTCGGAAATGCCGGTTACCCCCTGCACCGTGACGTTTGACAGGCACTTATGCCATCCGGTCTGCTCATCAATCAGCGCACGCAACCCCAATGCACGGGCGGTTGCCCACGCAATGGTTTCGGCGTTCTTTGCCGTATCCCAGTTGATGAAGTCAGGCCAGATAATCATGGCTTCACGGTCACCGAAATTATCGCGGTAGTTCATGGCCTCCACGAAATTGGCGCAATTCCATGCTGAAATGTAGGTAAATCCGCGCAGTTTTTTGGCGACAGAAATCAGTTCCGCTGCCACTGGCTGACTGTCCAGACCCGGCACACCCAGAATGCGCGGTTTCACGCCCAGTTTTTGCTGGGCGGTCAGCAGCGCTTTCAGCCCGGTGGGTGAACTGACGGCTGCCGATGCGGCGGTGCCATTTTTCACGACCGGCGTGTGTACAGTATCCAGACCCAGTAACGGGCCTAAATCGGTTTCACTGGTCACCGGCTGTGCGGCGGCCACTTTGGAGTTCACACCAGTGGATACAGACGTGACAATGAATTTCCCGGCTGACTGGTCCCACGATACGGTGGCTCCGGTCAGTTTGGCGGTTACCGCTGCGGCAACAGCGACAAGGTCAGCGGCACCGGAGAAATCCAGCCCGGTGACGTTTTTCAGTGCGCTATCAATGGTGATTTTCAGCGAGCCATTTTTGACCGCATTGAACCGGGCGATCAGTTTTTCATTTGAGGTCAGTGCGGGGCTGGTCAGCGTGCCGGAGGTGGCAGGGTTGCTACCATCAATCGCTGCACCCGTCACGGCTACCGGATTATGTGCGGCGTCCAGTCCCAGCAACGGACCGGCGTCGGTCACCACATTGACGGCCATGGCCACACCCAACATGGACGCAATGCCAGTTGATGCCGAGGACATGATAAAACTGGCCCCGTTCCAGGCCAGGGTGGCACCGGACAGTTTTGCCGTAATGGCAGCGGCAACTGCGGCCATGTTGGCGGCATCCGTTCCGGCAGCAATACCTGACAAATCAACATCCGCAAAGGTCTGCGTCTGGCCATCAACGCTGATTTTCAAAATGCCGCTTTTTACGGCTTTGAAGCTGGCAAGAATCAGTTCCTGCGGGGTCAATGCTGCACCAGTAAGTGAGGCTGATGTGGCTGGCGTGGCAACACCGGAAACCGCAGCACCAATCACATTACTGGTGGTTTCGGCAGCGTCCTGACCTTCTTCAACGCGCACCACAACAACAACCGGGCTGGTCTGGTCCGCAATGGCACTGAGGGCGTTATACAACGTGCCGCTGCGGCCTGCTTTTGCCATAGCGCTCTGGATATTGGTAATCAGTGCGACTTTATTTAACGGGAATGTTTCAGCGTCTGCATCTTCAGCGGTACAGACCAGACCGATGATGCCCGTTGAAATCGTGCGGATGGTGCGCGTACCTTCGTTAATCTCGGTGACGCGGGCACCATGATGATAATCTTGCATGTTGCAGCTCTCCTCATGAGGTTCTGCCACATCATGAAGTGAACGCAAACAACAGGCACTTTCCCGCCATTGTGTCAGCGCTCACACAACAGCCATAAAAAACGGCCCCACAATGGAGGCCGTCAGGCAATTCTACAAAAGGTTCCTATGCTGGTTTTCGAACCGTGCTGGATTAGCAGACTCGATGCCATGCAGCTAGTCAGGTTTTGTCACCCGCCATCGGTTGCATCATCTCCAGCCTGGCTGACATTTGATTTCGCTTCGTTAAGAAGCTTTAATGCTCTGGCCTTCCACTCTTCGCAATCGAATTCATAGTTATTGCTTTCAATCGCAGAGGTGAAAAAATCACCGTTTTCTATCAACTCATCGAGAAGAGCAATAAACTCATCGTTAAACTTTTTACTCATCACAACCTCGCGTAAGTTTCTGTCAGGTTATCAGTGGGAACTATTGCTGATGCCCAGCCGCTGACAATCATACATTATGTCTCGATTAAAGGTTCGTCTGGCAAGATTCCACAGGTAGTGGCACCTCTGGTTCAACCGAAGCAGCAAACTGATACTTGTCATCCTCATTGATGAACAATCCCAACAGCCTTTCGTTTAAGATTCTCTGCGAGGTACATCTGGTTAGATGATATTTCATTATTTTAGCGTCAAAGCCTGAATACACCACCTTATTACTGAACAGATGAAAATATAAAGCTGCATTCTTTTAAAGATTAGATTTAGCCAGCCAACTTTTGTATAATCACGCATCTAATTTTCAATGTAAAATGGAATCATTGTGAGCAAGCAAAGAAATACATCCTTGGATTTATTGAGAGTTATTTGTTGTTTTTTAGTTATTGGCATACATGTAACGCCGATGTTTGCGTGGTATGAAAACACAGGGGTCAGCCAGCTTGAAAATATTTTATCCTTACTTATTCAGGCGCTGGTTCGGGTTGGGCTTCCTGTTTTTTTCGTTATTAGCGGGATATTTTTACTTAATGAAAAAATAGATAACATCATCGTTTTCTATAAGAAAAGAATTTCAGCAATCATCATTCCATTTTTGGTGTATTCATTTTTACACTTCCTTGCCAATAAACTTCAGGATGGTACGAGTAATGTAAGTGACATCCCACTTACATATTTAAAAAACCTCACCAGTAGCACAGGTATTTCTGTGCATTTTTGGTTTGTATATTCTATGTTAGGGTTGTACTTGGTCGCTCCTTTGCTATCTCTTTTTGTATCGAAAATTGATTCAAGCAAAGCTATGTTCGCGATTGTTTTCTTGATTGCATTAAAGGCATATACGTTAAGCATAAAACCTTTTATACCTTTTATTGATGTGCCGGACTTTCCTGTGTGGTTGGTGTACTTTATGATTGGCGGACTACTTCATAAATTACCTGAAGTTAATAAACACTGGAGCCTTTTTGGGGTTTTTTCTGGCTATCTACTCACATGTATACTTGGTTACATGCAGCTTTATGGAATCAAGGGAGTAAAAATAAATTACCCTGTTTATGATGCAGGGTTAAATATGTTTATTTTTACAATCTCTTTATGCATTTTATTCAAAAATGAGTTCTTTAATGTCGGAGATAAAATAAAAAAAACAACACTATGGCTTTCTGCAAATACTTATGGTGTGTATTTAATTCATGTGCTAGTACTTCAGCAATTAACTAAGCATTTAGATACATCTTGGAGTGCTGAGCATATTGTCATTTATTCACTGTCGACTACCTCACTTGTTTTCATCATAGCAAATGGAGCTGCGTTCATTATCAATAAACTCATTTGTGACAAAGCCTTACGAATTATAAATGGGAACTCCAAACCCAAAACAATGATAGCTAAAAACACACCCAATTAGTGATTTTTTCTTATGATTGGTTGTAAAAACCACAACCATTGAGACTGAGCGGGTTTATGTAGTAAAAATATATTGGGTGCTATTAAATATCGTCAATAGCACCCAACATCGAAGACCTATTCAGCCCAATAATCTGGCAAGTTGACATTAGGGATATCGCTGACATCTATCGCTGTCACCGCATCGATATAATCCATAATGGTGTTTAATTTTACATTCTCTGCGTCAGTCAGTGTTCGCCCAGTTTGTAATTTCAGTTGTAGCACATTGATTGATTGCATTGCAGCGTTAATCAGAGATTGTTTTTTCACGTCAGCATGAGCGATTAATTGTTCCTGCGTCATGGGAGGTTCATCAATCCATGCCAGATTGCCATTCACCATACCAAGCATTTTCCCTAGTGGTTTATTTCCGCCATTGAATCTATTCGCATCCTCATCGGTAATATCAATACCGTCCATCGGCCACGTTCCCGCTGCAATATACTCACTGTAGAGGGTCAATTGATAAATAGCGTTTTCTGATGGGCTATATACACTACAGATTACCACTCCCATATTACCTCCCAATTGCCCTATAAAATAAGTTAAAGCCGCCAACACCTGACATTCGCGCCGTAAACCCAGTACGCAATGTCCCTACAGAGTTAACCCCGATAGCTGGCATAGTAGTAGTTGATATTTGCGCCTCTTGAATATCAGCAAATGTCAGAACAATTGATTCAACCCGACTAGGGAACGGAGTGGGAAATACCACGTCAGTTCCAGTAGCATTAGGCGAAAACCCAAAAACACCCCATTGCTCAATAACCCCATCCGGTCCCTTACGCCAGCCGGCACCAGTGATTAATGGCCCCCCACCACCACCTGTCCATGCCCCTGCAAATGAAGACATGTCCGGGATTTGATTCGCAGCCGTCCCCACATCACGCTGTGCTGCTGTTTTAAGTCCAAGGTATTGGAGAAGTCCTGCAACATCTTTCCCGCTGATATTAGTCAGCGTGGTGTCTTTGGGTTGTTTACCTGCCAGCGCGTTCGTCATCGTGGCGGCAAAATTCGCATCATTGCCCAGGGCATCGGCCAGTTCTTTGAGCGTATCGAGCGCCGCCGGTGAGGAGTTAACCAGCGAGGCAACGGCGGTCATGACAAATGCGGTGTTTGCCAGCTGTAACGTACTGGTGCCAGGAGCTGCGGTCGGCGCAGTGGGTAAACCGCTCAGTGCAGGACTGGCCAGCGGCGCTTTTGCGGCAAGTGCTGCCGTCATTGTGGCGGCAAAGTTAGCATCATTGCCCAGGGCGGCGGCCAGTTCGCCCAGCGTATCCAGCACGCCGGGAGCGGAGTTAATCAGGGAGGCAATCGCCGCCAGCACAAATTGGGTATTTGCCAGTTGCTGGTTATTTGTGCCAGGTGGCGCGGTGGGTGCAGTAGGCACACCACTCAGCGCGGGACTGGCCAGTGGAGCTTTGAGACTGGTCGCATCCATGACGGTTTTCACCGCTTTTGGTGTGGCGGCCTGTGTTTCAGAGGCGCTGTCCGTTGCGCTGTTAAGTTGCGTAAACCCCTTAGCTGTCAGTGTCGCATCGGGATGGTTGCGGGATTTGGCATGTTTATCAATTTCAGTATCGACATAGTCCTGTGTCGCCATCACGGTTGAGGTGTCCATGGTGATGGTGACCGCTGATACTTCACTGACCGCAATCACCATGCGAATGACCATCTTTCGACCGGCACCTTCACTTAATGACGGCTTGTAGGTTTCAGCCATATTGCCCACGGCCAGCAACGTACCCGCCGCATCATACAGCGCCATTTCACGCAGCCAGAAACCGCCGGTTTCCGGTGGAATAACCAGTTCGGCAATGATGTTTTTCGGGTCGCTGGCATCAATACTGGCTTTGTTGATAGAAGCACGGTGTACCTCATTAACCAGTTTGGTCTGCGCCGGGTTCGGTGTGGGCAAGGTGCCGCTGCCATCACCCACGGCCATTTTCGCAGTATTGTCCAGGACGATACTGCCGGTGCCCGCCAGCACGGCGGCAATTTTTGCCGCCCCTGCGGTGGTGATAATGGTTTTAAATTTCGCCATGATAGTTACCCTGGATAAACCGTAATAATGTCGCCGTCATAAATGATGCCGCCGGTGTACAGATAACCCGGCACCTCCTGGACGATGTTGATGGAGCAGTGACGACTGACGGGTCTGGCGTCACTGATGAGTCGGTCCATTTCGGTATTCATGCCCGGAGTCATGCCGCCATCAGGCACCCCGATGTCCAGCTCGAACGTGCCGGGCGTAGCGTTGTTTTCCCACCACTCCGTAATCCCGATAACCCGACCAAGTGGACCCACCGCACTGCGGATAGCAGCAAGCGTGCCTTTACGACGGTGAATAAAGAAAGCATCGCTGACGGCCTTGCGCTTGACGTTCTCAGTCCACGCCTCATCCCAGCGGTCAACCGAAAAAGCCCAGGCCAGATACGGCAGAAACTTCACCGGGCAGGTCTGCGGGTTCCACAAATCACGCAGCGGCACATCAAGCGTGCTGATGTCGCTACAGGCCTGCGCCAGCCGACGCTCAAGCGCTGACGACCCCGGCGGTAACAGGCTATTCATCGGTACCGCCGATGGTGACAGTGAAGGCGGTGCAGTAAGCGGCCTTAGATTTGTCCAGCACCACATCAGCAACTGGCGCGGTTTGCTCCACCCGCTGCACCCCTTCAACATGCAGTGCGCCGTAAATCGCCGACATGCGGATATCACGCCCCAGCCGGGACTGAGCTTTGATGTACGCCTGTAACCGTTCGATGGCCGCCGCTTTGATGGGTTCGGCTTCCGGCCCCGGATAGAGATAGAGCTTTGCCTCAATGGTGTAATTCACGATGGTGGCAGATTGCACCGTCACCCGGTCAGCCACCGGGCGCACGCTTTCATCATTGAGCGCCTTATTTACAGCGGCAATCAGGTCCGTGGATGCCGTGCCGTCACCTTCCCGCGACAGCACCGTGATGGTGACATTCGCCGGTGTCGGGCTGACAGCAGATGCATCAGCCACACGGCCATCGGCACTGCGGGCATGGAATTCATAGGCCGCAGACGGACCTGCAACACTCAGCCCCTCCATCGCCGCCGGAATACGCTGGCGTAAATCGCTGTCAGATTCCATAACGGCAGCAACCGGCGGTACCGCGTTCAGGTCCTCCGGGGTTATCACCAGACGCTGAACATTATTATTGGCGGCGAGCTGGTCGAGGTCAGACTTCATCGAGTACGCTACCATTACCGCCTGCGCGGCTTCATTGACGCGCTGGCGCAGCAGAATTTCACGGTAGGTATTTTCCTGTAACAGCTTCACCACCGGATCGGATTCCAGCGCCAGTGCACGGGTGACAGCGGCCTGTTCCTCTGTACCAGGTCCATTGAATCGGCCATCAGTGCAGCTCCTGAGATTCGTTTTCGTAGCGAGCGGCTTCACGGCGCAGAAGGTCTGCGGCTTCAACACCACTCATCCCTTCATTCAGAATGTGAACGGCCAGTGACTCCATCCGGATTGAAGCGTCCATTGCCCGGTCTTTGCGTTCTTCAACCTTTGCTTTGTTCAGCAATGAAACCAGTGCTGTTTGGTTAATTTCGAAATTGCGCTTTTCGATATTTCGCATTTGTCTTTCTCCTGAATTTGGGCAAAAGAATGCCCGGCGAGTTGACGCCATTAATTTCTGTTTGGGGGTTAAACCGGCATGGTTAGCCGTTTGGGAAATAAACTCACGACTGCACGAAAATGATTCATTGCTTTAACCAGTTCCCGCTTTTCGTCAGTCGTCAGGTCATTAACATTGACGCTTTGACGTTTGGCCGGAATATTCGCCATAAAGAAAATTGCCGCCAGTGCGCGGGTATTCTGTTCATGGTTTTTGTCCCGTGGGTTCCGCATATCAGAAATAAAGCGTTCCAGTTCTGGTTCAATATTCACGCCAAATACCTTCGCTCTTAATTCCGCTATATGGTTCAGCCCATGGACACGTTCACCTGGACTCAATGAAACAGCTGCCGCAGCACCTTCAATGGCCATAGCGTTCTCCGTTTTTTGCAGGACAACCCATTCAGTAATTCACTTTGTGAGTTGCATGGATGCCAGCGCTGACCATCTTCACCAACAATCCAGCCGTGGCCGAAGTGCATGGATGGGCTTTGCTTTACCAGCAGTGATGCAAAAGAAGGTTCACATTTCAGCATGGCCACCTCAGAGCAAACCGAACGTTGCGCCGATACCTGTCATGGTATCTACCGCACTGGTCATGGCTGGGTTGGTTTTCAGACGTGCATCAACAGATAAAGCAGCCAGCGCAAGGAAACGCATTCCGGCGTTGGCGCTCTCAACTAGTGAATGTTTATGGCTTGGCGTCATTCGCTCTTTTGACATAGCGCTGCCAGCAATCTGACCCACAGATGCAGTTGCACCCATAACGTAATCAGGCAATTTTTCTGTTACCAGTTCGTTTACCGGCACACATGGCAGGCAATGTATCTGAGCCAGGAAACCATCAACCAGCGTTGCATCTTCGGTCAGGTCAGTAAGAACCATGATTTCTGGCGCTGTTAACTGGTGTGGTTGCTCCGGGTTCAGTTTGTTACGCAGAGTCTGCTCTTTAATGTTTGCCAGCTTGGCCAGTTCAGCCATGTTATGGCGACTGGCGAATAAGCGACACGCTTCATCAAAGTGAGGATGTATGGAAACTTGAAAATCAAACATTGAGTTAGATCCCTTAACTTGCATAATTAAGTTAACTAGGCGGCAACGTATTTACAGTTGATGCCTTGAGCTAAGAGACGGGCACGAAAGGCCACCATGTTGATACGAGCAGCACCACCATCTTTCTTACGTGGCATCAGAAGCAGGTCACCATCAGCAACCATTTGTTTTACAGTGCGTAAACCATACCCGTACAGGGATGCGAACTCTTCATAGGTCATCAGGTCTGCACCTGATGGGATTGCAATTTGAGGAGTCATAAGTGATTATCTCCGGTTAGCTGTTGTTCTGGTGCATTGGAGTGCACTGGTGTTTATGGGTGAACTCTAGATCCGATTTGGTTACCTGTAAATATAAATTTTTAGAAAATGGTGATTTTATGGGAACTGAAGACGAAAGAGCAGAAGCGGTGCTACAAAGAATCCTTTCCTCTTATGGCTTTACGATGCAAAAAGAGTTGAGTGAAAAGCTTGATATTGCTAGAAATAATATTAGCGGCTGGCTGCAGCGGAACAGTATTCCTGCCAGTGTTATTCTTCAGTGCGCTTTAGATACTGGGGCTGACGTTAATTGGCTAGTTAAAGGCGAACTTAAAAAAGTAAGTTTTGATTCGGTTCGGCGGCACGAACTTCAAGGAAAAGACCTCTTTGATTTAATGATGTCGTCTGGTGGAAAGAGTGTTTTGAGAAGGATTCTTGACGCTTACGGCTTCACTACACAAAAGCAGCTTGGTGACTTATTAGATATCTCATCAGGGACAATGAGTGCATGGGTAAGAAGGGATTTCTTCCCTGGTGACGTGGTTGTAGCTTGTGCGCTTGATACTGGCGTTTCATTGCTTTGGCTGGCTACAGGTCAAGGTGATAAGTATAAAGAAGAGCACAGTAATGAAAGTTTCAAACAGCTTACTAAATTTGTAATAAATACTGGCAATCTTATAGAAAGTGGAAAATGGGTTGTTGATACAGAGTTATTAGATGACCCCACCGAAGATTTGAATTATGTTACAAATAATAAATTTTCTTGGATTGTGGATTTCAGTAGCAATGATATTTCCAATGGACGGTGGCTACTAAGCATTGATGGGGATCATAATGTATATGATGTCATTCGCATTCCCGGGAATAAAATTATAGTTAAAAACCATGAATCTACCTCTGAGTTCACATGTGCAATGGGTGATGTTCAATGTGTTGGCATGGTCATTGTTACGATTATAAAAAATTAATATAAGAGCAAATAAAATGTTCAAGTATATGTTGTCTATGGCTCTAACAATTCCTGTGTTTGTTTTTGCTGCACCAAAGCAGTTTGAAAACGTTACCACAATGATGGATGAATATAATGACTATCCGTCAGATTTTGGGGCATTTAAAGTATTAAAAGAAAAACCGCTCTCAATCCAAATTTCACCAAAAGTAATGAATGGTGATAGTGAGGAATCAATAATAAATGCTTCAAATAAAGCAGCCGTGTATGGAGCTTATAGAATTTTGCTTCAAACACCAAATGATAGCGTTGCTATTAAAGTAATCCCTCTTTCAATAAATATGCAGACTATGAATAAGGAATATCTGGAAGCATATAAATTTAGTTTCAAAATAAATCGGGTTCAAGCAATGGCACTTGCTAAAAAAAATTCAGGAATATCAAAAACTAATTTGCTAATTGGTGAGGATGGCTATGAGTGGAACGGTAAGTTTAAAGAATGCTGTTTTACTGACACTGGTACCCCAGGGTTAAACCAATTCGTAAAAGACTTAACCCACCAAAAATAGAGCATCATTAATGGCAATAAAAAAACTTACCACCGGCGATTGGCTCTGTGATTTCAGAGTTGATGGTGCTGAAAGCCGCCGTGTCCGAAAAAAGTTCACTACCAAAGGCGAGGCTGTTGCTTTCGAGCAACATTATCGTGGTGAAGCTAAAAATAAGCCATGGTTAGGTGAGAAAGAGGACCGCCGCAAACTCAGTGAACTGATTGAGCTTTGGTATAACCTCCATGGCCAAGCGTTAGTGGCTGGTAAGTCTAGGCTGGCAAAACTTCAGATTGTATGTAGTGGTTTGAATGATCCCGTCGCCGCTCATTTGACGGCCCGGGATTTTGCGCATTATCGTGACCGCAGACTAAAAGGTGAAATTGATAATGGTTATCACACCGACCCTCAAAAATGGATAGCCAAGCCGATTACAGTTAACCGCGAACAACAATACCTTGATGCTGTTTTCAATGAATTAAAACGCTTAGGTGAATGGACGTTACCTAATCCATTAGAAACCGTCAGGGTGTTTAAAGAAGCAGAAAAAGAAATGTCATGGTTAACGTTGCCACAAATCCATGAGCTGTTAAAAGCTTGCGAAACTCACGGCAATATTAATTTAACGCGCATCGTTAAGGTTTGCCTGGTTACTGGTGCCAGATGGAGTGAGGCGGCTAGGCTCACACGGTCACAGCTTTCTCCCCATAAGCTGACGTTTACCAAAACCAAAGGCAGGAAGAACAGAACAGTTCCAATTCCCCAGTGGTTATATAATGAACTATCACCATTGCAGGGCAAGATGTTCCGTTATTGCTATCATGAATTTAAAAAAGCGTTGGCTTTAACAGATATACAACTGGTAGAAGGGCAAAAAACCCACGTACTAAGACATACGTTTGCTAGTCATTTTATGATGAATGGTGGAAATATTTTGGTACTACAAAAAGTACTTGGGCATTCAAATATTCGTGAAACTATGCGCTATGCCCATTTTGCACCTGACCACTTAGAAGAAGCTGTAACTTTAAATCCATTGGCCGGTTACGTGTCCAGATAG